GTTTAATCCTAAATAAATACCATTATGACTAAACGATTAGAAGAAATCCTCAATCTTGCACCTTCTGACAAAACAGAAGAGCCAAGCATTACCCCAGAAGAAGCAAAAGCCCTCATTGAAGAAAATCACGATGTGCTGGCAGAAGTCAATCAAGCTATAGATAAGATTGACATAGCACTTCCTACTGTACACGATTTAGATACTGCTGATGCAGAGCTTGATGAGCTAGCCCAACTAGCAAGAGACAAGTTTGAGGATATGGTAGATTTGGGTATGAACGTAGAGCCACGTTTCAGTGGTGTTATTCTGCAAACAGCAAGCACATTGCTTGGACACGCTATTACAGCTAAAACAGCTAAGATAGACAAAAAATTACGTATGGTTCAGTTGCAGCTACAAAAAGCTAGACTGGAACATCAGATGAAAAAGGATGCAGGTAAGGAAGATGAAACACCAATCGAAGGCGAAGGTGTTATTGTTGACCGCAATGATCTACTAAAACAGATCCTTGCCAAGCAGGCCAAATAATTAAAAACGACTAAATATACAATATAGGATTATTACGATGTCCCTAAAACCTTTTCAGCAATACATATTTGAGCTTTCTAAGCCAAGTGAATTCCGCATTAAACTCGCCGGTATCAACCCAAAAGGCGATGTAATGGACAGGATTAAAAATGCGCTTGAAGCATACGAACTTGACAGCATCTCTGCTGTTAAGAGTTTGCCTATTCAAGAACACAGAGAATTTCCACAGTGGGGTGGTCCATGCGAAGCTTGGACATTTGACGTTAAGCTCAAATACCCAACTACCACTGTTGCAATCATGCAAGTAATTAAAGAACGTGCATCAATCAATCCAGATTGGATTCATGTTCGTAACATGCATGAAGCTAACTACACAGATGAAGCAGAAGCACGTGGCAAAGACAATAAGAGTGCATTGCTTGATCAACAAGAATTAAAAGATGAACCTGGCGCTCAAGAACTTGCAGGTCAAAAACGTATCGGCAGCTTGTTAAAAGAACTTGAAAGCCGTAAGTTTGAATTTGCTGCGGATGATTCTAATAAAGACAAAATCCGTGAGCCTAGCTCCAAAAAGGGCAAAACAACAAACGATCTACCATTGGGCACTACTGCACCAGTGAATGCTAAACAAAATAAAACACCTAGAGGCAAATAACTATGAGTAAAAATCACCCAGACGACAACATCTATTCTATTCTAGGTAAGCTAGAAACAATTAAGGCAAAGGATGCTCCTAAGCCTGTTGTAGAAACTGCACCTAAGGCTAAGAGCCGTCTAGTAGAGAATATGGAAACAGTTGAATCCAAATTACTACGAGAGTTCAAGGAAGGCGACCTTAAAGAAGGCGCTAAAGTTGATCGTTTCGTTAAGCACGTTAAGGACAGCGAAGTAGCTTCTGGCAAGTCTGGTAAGAAAGCAACTGATATCGCTTGGGCAACTGCTAACAAGCGCGGTATGCTTGACAACAAGAACAAAGTTGACGAAACACAACTTGATGAAATTGATCGTCTTGCTGGTGATTATGGTGCATGGCGTAGTGGCGCAGAACAAACTGCCGCAGCTACTCAAGCAGCCGCCGCAAAGCCGGGTGCAAAGTGGAATCTAATCAATCCAAAGAACAATCAAATCTCTGGTACATACAATAGCCAAGGTGAAGCTAATGCTGCAAATAAGCAGTGGGGTGGCGCATTCAAAGTAACTCCAGCAATGGAAGAAGCTGCACCTAATGTTACCAAGCACACTGGTAAGTATGGTACATCGTATTACGATTCTCCAGAGCACACTGGTGATGAAGAGGGTGCAGGAGAGAAGCGTGGACGTGGTCGTCCTAAGAAAGCAGATAGCGAAAGAGCATCTGCTGCATTGCCACAGTTTAAAGGTGGTGAACACAAACCTAAGGCACCTAAGGCAGCAATCAGAACACATAGCATGTCTGATGCACCTCCTAAGGGAAGCCCAGAATATGCCGAGTATGCAGCTAAACAAGCTCGCGCAGCAAAACGCAATAAGGGCAAAGTAAAAGAAGAAGCTAAGGTTACTAAGCACACTGGTACCTATGGTACATCATACTACAGCTCACCAGAGCATACAGGTGATGAGCCAGCAGCAAAACAAGGACGTGGCCGTCCTAAGAAAGCAGCAGGCGAAAAAGCATCTGCTTCGTTACCATTCTCTAGCAAGGCAGCTATTCCTACATTTGGTAAAGATGCAGGTAAGGCAGCGCCTAAGGTATCCCCTAAGGCAGTAACACGTCACTCAATGTCAGACGCACCTCCTAGGGGAAGTCCAGAGTATGCTGACTATGCAGCTAAACAAGCTCGCAGCGCAAAGCGCAAGGGTGCTTCTTTAAAAGAATCAATGCAGCTATTAGCACAGCGCCTAATAGAAGGTGTTAACTTCCGCAAGATGGCAGAAGAAACACACCAAAGCATCGACAAGCTAATGAGCGAATTGCAAAAAGATATTGCTCATTACAAAGCAACTGGACATTGCAGCGAAAATCTTAAAGACTTTCTGCAAGTGCATCAGTACAGCCAGAAAGTATTAGACAACGATGTTGCATCAGCAGTAGTTGAAGAGCCAACTGCACCAACCGTACAAGTGGCACCGCAGGCTGCACCACAAGTTGGCATGATGGATGAAGAGATTCTTGGACACAATTGGTGGGGTGACTATCACGAAGTTCCTGGATATGCAGAAGGTGGTAAACACAAGGGTTTCTACCACACAGAAATTGATCCAGAGAACTATGGATACGAATACACAGGTCGCCGTGGCGGATTGAGCTATTTGTCTATTAAGTCAAATACTCGTCCAGGTAAAGCACAGATTAAGCGTTACCTAGACAGCAAAGCAAAGATGCTGGCAGGATATGGCTATACCCCAGCTCAAGCAGTACAAGATCGTCAGTTAAGCGAACTAGCTAAACTAGCTGGACTAGAAGGTGATGACGACTTATCGGCTGGTGAAGATTTTTCATGGGACACTGTAGGTAAGCCACATGCAGCAGACTACGAGCCAGAGCATGAAGTAGTTGATGAGGGCGGTATGTCTGAACTAGATTTGCTTATGCAAGATCTAGGTACAGGTGAAGCTGACATCTACGATGTTATGACTAATCCAAAGACTCGTGTTGAGCAAGCAGCATCTAAGATGTTGCAAGATATGTACAACGAAGTGTCAATTGACTCTCACTTGCACCCAGATGATGACTTTGAAGACATTATCAACATTATGGCAGACCAGATTGCAAAAGATCACCCTGCTGTAGCAGAAGAGGGAATTGATGTTGCAGAGCCAAATGTTGAACCAGTTAATAATGGTCACCGTAACGAGTACAAGACAATGCGTCAAAGTACAATGGCTCCGGGTGAAGGCGATGCTGGCAAAAAGAAAATGTACCCAGGTAATCCAATGACAGGCGATAACCGTATGTCAAAAGAGCCAACACTAGAAGAACAGTTGATGGCAGAATACGAAAGTATCAAAAAAAAGTTAGCGTAGCTGAAGATCGTTACGATGATATTCATGGCATTGTAACGGGACAAAAGGGACATAAAGGTCGTGGGTTGTCAGACAAGATTACCGATTTCCTAGTAGGACACGGAAACAAGAATGCAGCATCTATTGTAAAGTATCTGAAACAATACGGCCTTCAAGATGCTGAAATCAGTGAAGTTCGTGATATTGCTAACCAAGCTGGAAAAGCAGCATTAGATTCTGTTGCAAGAAAATTTAACATTCCAGAAAAATATTTGTCATCAGATCTTAAGAGCAACTTTATTGTGTATTCACCATACTTAAATGCTGGTGAAGAAGCAATTGCAGCTTGGAGAGAACTTACAGGTAAACTTCTTTTACCAAAGTTACAGAAGCAATTGGGTTCGGGAATGTACGAGAGCAGTAAAGAGTAAGCAAATAGCAGTTGGGTTGAGACCGTAGTCACCAGTTTTGGGAATATGGCAGTAAATTAACTGGAAGGCCAGGCGTTGTAGTCTAGACACTACGGCTTGTTATCTAGCAAAGAAGATGAATAACATATATCGACAATACCGCTTTACTAGCCAGAACTTTGTCCCACAGGGCGAAACTGGTGAACCAGACGCATATATCGATCCTAAAGAGCTACAAGACTTAAAACGATTGGCCGGGTTACCCGTGTTAGAAGACATGGGTAACAACGGTGCAGGTGCAGTAAGCGGACTTGGAATTCAAACTCCGCAAGCACAAGAAGTTGGAATCAAAAGCCCAATGGGCAGCATTCAAGCAACAACCGATAAAGAACGTAAGCAACTAGAAAGAGAGTACCACGCACAAACTGGTACTGATTTATGGTTTATCATCAACTTTGCAAAACCGGAACTAACTAACATGAGCGTCCGCGATCAAGTGGAACGCTATCTAAAGCAACATCCAGAATATCGTCCTAAACAATCACCACAGTGATTCGTTATATTCTCTAACTAAAGAGAGTAAATACAGTTATGAGTAAACCGTTAGAAACAGCAATTATTAAGACACCATACAAAAAGATGTCTCTTACAGAGCATCAGATTTTGGAATTGGTAAAATGTGCTGACCCAGTAACTGGGCCAAAGTACTTCATGGATAACTATTTCTTTATCCAACATCCAGTTCGTGGTGCTATCCAGTATCATCCATTTGAATACCAGGAACGTCTAATAGATACATATCATGGATTCAGATTCAGTATTAGCCTAATGCCTCGCCAAACTGGTAAGTCAACGAGCGCCGCGGGCTACCTATTATGGTACGCAATGTTTGTACCAGACAGCACTATTCTTGTCGCAGCGCACAAGTATCTTGGCGCACAAGAAATTATGCAGCGTGTTCGTTATGCATATGAAAACTGCCCGGACTTTATTCGTGCAGGTGTAACAAGCTATAACAAAGGTTCGCTAGACTTTGAAAACGGTTCCCGTATCGTAAGTCAAACAACAACAGAAAACACAGGTCGTGGTATGTCTATATCACTTCTATACTGTGACGAGTTTGCATTCGTAAGACCAACTATCGCTACTGAGTTCTGGACATCCATTACTCCTACACTAGCAACTGGTGGTAAGTGTATTATTACTTCTACCCCAAACAGCGATGAAGATCAGTTTGCACAAATTTGGCGTGGAGCCAACAGATGCTTCGACGAGTTCGGCAACGAAACTGCATTGGGTGAGAATGGCTTCAAAGCATTCCGCAGTGCGTGGCAAGAACATCCAGATCGTGACCAAGTATGGGCAGACCGTATGCGAGCACAACTTGGTGAAGAAAAATTCCGTCGTGAAATGGAATGTGAATTCATTATCTTTGACGAAACACTAATTGATCCTATCCGTCTATCACAGCTCGGAGGCATTGACCCAATTGAGAAACAGGGACAAATCCGCTGGTACAAGAAACCAGAGAAGGATAAGACTTACGTTGTAGCACTTGACCCAAGTCTTGGTACAGGTTCTGACCCAGCAGCTATCCAAGTATTTGAAATGCCAGGACTTAAACAAGTAGCAGAGTGGAGCCACAATAAAACTATTGTACAGCGCCAGGTTGTTATCATGAAAGAGATCTGCGGTTACCTAGCAGACATTGCTGGGCATAACAACATTTACTACTCTGTAGAAAACAATACGCTAGGTGAAGCAGCTCTAGTTGCTATATCAGAAATTGGCGAAGAAAGCATTGCTGGTATTTTCCTAAGTGAGCCAAAACGTGCAGGTGTAGGTAGACACCGCAAAGGATTTACAACTACAAACAAGACAAAGCTATCTGCTTGTGCTAAGTTCAAGAGCTTGCTCGAAACCAAACGTTTGATTATTGCAAGTAAGGCGCTTATTAGTGAGCTGAAGACATTTGTAGCATCTGGTGGCAGTTATGCAGCTAAAATTGGTGAGCATGATGACTTAGTTATGTCAACCTTGCTAGCAGTGCGTATGATTCAATTGCTGCAACAGTATGATGCTAGCATGGATAGTGAACTGCGCGATACAGTGGACAACTTCACTGAGCCGCTTCCGTTTATTTGTATCTAATATAATTACACCAACGAACTAGTCGCTTTTGCATTGTTTGAGATAAATAACTATAGAGGAGATAGTTATGTTTGTTGATAACAAATACACCAAATGGTATTACAATATTGTTGCTAATGCATTAGCAAGGACAACTGTAGGCTACAAAGAAAAACACCACATTATACCTAAGTCCTTGGGCGGCGCCGATGATATGTCTAACTTAGTAGTACTCACCGCAAGAGAACATTTCATTTGCCATTGGTTATTAGTTAAATGCACAAGTGGTAATGCAAAGGAAAAGATGATTTATGCGTTAAACGGAATGCGTAGATCAAGTAAAAATCACGAGCGTTACGAAACAAAGATTACAGCAAAAGTATACGAAACTGTACGGAAAGAATCTGCCCGACTTCGCAGCGAAGCAATGAAGGGACGAACTCCGTGGAATAAAGGAAAGGTATGTCCGGAAATTTCGCTAGCAAACAAAGGGAGACCAAATCCAAACAAAGGAAAGCCATCTAAGAACAAAGGCAAGACTGCGTGGAACAAAGGACTTACTGGTGTGCAAGTATATCTAAATAAAGGCAAACAAGGGCACCCTGCTTGGAACAAAGGTATGACATCCCCTAAAAAAGGAACAACTCTGTCAGAAGAGACTAAGGCTAAGATGAGGAAACCTAGAGGAAAACAAGAACTTGTTACATGCCCACATTGTGCTAAAACTGGCGGAGTATCTAACATGACCCGCTGGCACTTCAATAACTGTAAACAACTAAATACATTATCATGATTAAACTATTAAATGAAACAAAGGAAGTGGAAACTGTAGCAGCTTCACTCTTTGACAAAATACGCTCACGATTTACGAGTGTAACTCTAGGAGACGAAAAAGCCAAGGCTACAACCGACCCCGAAAAGGCTAGGTTCTTTAACTTTACATATACTGACGAAACTGGAGCCGAGTTTGGTAAAGTGACTATAAGTCTAATTGATGAAACTGGACTTAAAGTATATTATGGACAGAACATCTCATCGCAGATGGACCGCGAACAACGCACAGAATGGTATCTATTCCTACGCAACCTACGCAAATTTGCAAAGCGCAATTTACTAACGTTTGATACACGTGACATTAACAAATCCAATCTAGAACTACAAGACGTTAAACAACAAGCAAAAGCAGACGACACATTTGACATGAACGATGTGCCTGTAACCGAAAGCAAGTTATACGGCACATCAATGCAAAGCTATACAGAATGTGACAACACACGTCTACGTATTATTCACCACAGTCAAGTTAGTGATGACAAGCGTGGCGACCGTGCTCGCAAGATTAAAGAAATTTTTATTGAAACACCACGTGGTGAGCGTTTCTTACTCCCACATACAAACCTGCACGGTGCTCGTGCAATGGCACGCCACGTGAACGAAGGCGGCAGTATGCATGACGAAATTGGCGAGTCTATTAACAACATGGTTCGTGAAATGAGTTCAATGCGCCACTTTGTTCGTGCAACAAAGAATCGCCAATTTGAAGATGTTGAAACGTCGGATATGGCAAGAGCAGCAACTGACCACTATTTAGATCTTAGAAAGAATCTACAGCATCTAGTAAACAAGAAACACTATCAAGACTTTGCTGAGAACTTTGTCCCAGAAAATACTATCATTGAAGATGAAGTGGATGTTGATGCATTGCGTGAACGCTTCGTTAAGAAGGTTTACGATGATCGTTTTACCGAAGCACTTCCGGTAGTCTACAAGGCATACAAGAAACAGCAAAAAGCTAAATCGGGTCGTTTAGGTAGCGAGCTTGATGAATGGATGGACGACATTGCCGAATCCATTTATGCTAAACCAGATGATGAAGAAAAGGTTCGAGCATTGCAAGAACTAATGAAGTCACCGCTTATGACTGGTATTGATGGTATGGATGCCCAGTCGGCAATCAAACCAATTATTGGAGATGATGAACTAACCGATGACATACACCATTATGCAATGGACCAAGGTCCAGATGCAGATGTGCGACCATTAATCAAAGCATGGTTGCAAAATAACATGCCAGAAGTTCTATCTCAAATGGAGTTTGGTGACAACAATGGTGATAACGCAGGAACTAACTTTGCTAAGCCAGTTTCTCCACAACAATCTCATCCAAATGATCAATATGGCGCAGCTAATGCGAGCATAGATGAACCAGTAACTGACCCTAACGTTAAAGAAAACGCAGGTTCTCTAGACTTTTTACGCAGTTTAGCAGGCATAAAGAGACGCTAAGGCATCATTACACATTTGAACAATAAGAGGCAGAAAATTCTGCCTTTTATTTTGACTTTGATAAATACTATTGTTATACTTGTTTCATAACGTAAAACGTTAAAGTATATCTAGGCATGCAGTACACAAAGACCATCTTAAATTAGAGGAGAAACATTATGGCAACTTTAGCAGAAATCAGAGCAAAACTTCAAGCAGCAGACCAACGTGGCAAAGGTAATTTCCAAGCAGGCGACAACGCCATTTACGCACACTGGAACATTCCCGAAGGCACAACTTCCCGAGTAAGATTCCTACCAGACGGCAACGAAAAGAACTCATTCTTTTGGGTTGAACGTGCAATGATCAAACTTCCATTTGCAGGCATTAAAGGCCAAGCAGATAGCAAGCCAGTTATTGTGCAAGTTCCATGCATGGAAATGTATGGCGAAGCCTGCCCAATCTTAGCAGAAGTACGTCCATGGTTCAAGGATCCTTCCTTGGAAGACATGGGTCGTAAGTACTGGAAGAAGAAGTCTTACCTGTTCCAAGGTTTCGTTCGTGAGAACGCATTGAGCGATGACAAGACACCGGAGAATCCAATCCGACGTTTCGTTATTAGCCCACAGATTTTTAATATCATCAAAGCAGCTTTGATGGATCCAGAAATGGAAGAACTACCAACAGACTTGCAACGTGGTTTGGATTTCCAAATCATCAAAACAAGCAAAGGCGGTTATGCAGACTACTCGACTTCCAAGTGGAGCCGTAAGGAATCTGCACTAACAGCAGAAGAACAAGCCGCTGTTGACCAGTTCGGTCTATACAACTTGACAGACTTCTTACCTAAGAAGCCAGGTGAAGTTGAACTGAAGGTTCTTACAGAAATGTTTGAAGCTTCTGTTGATGGACAACCATACGATCCAGATCGCTGGGCTCAATACTTCAAGCCAGCGGGCTTTAACGCCGGCAAGGGTAGCGATACCGCAGCAGGTGATGACGATGTTCCATTTGACGGCGCAACGCCAGCAAAGACAACAACCGCAAAGCCAGCAGCAAAGGTAGCAGCTCCAGTTGTTGAAGATCACGATGAACCAGCAGAAGCAGCAGCGCCAGTTGCAGCTAACGCTTCAAGCCAAAAAGCGCAAGACATTTTGGCTATGATTCGTAATCGTCCAAAGACAGCCTAAGTAACAACGGTTGAGGGTGCCGCAACACCCTCATTTTTTTGATATTGGAGAACATATGGCTAT